GCCCCTTGATAATGTTGAGCTTGGACGGCGGAACCTGGGAGGCGGCGTTATGATCGAGAAGGGTTTGCAGACTGTCTTTCGCCTCGGCATAAACCAGTTGAGATAATTGCTTTCCCCACTCGGGAGCAATTTCAACCGCGAGATTATATTTAATCGCCCTTTGATAATGAGGCGGGAAGCTCAAGGTTGAAGCGGTAACATCAAAGCTGGAAGTCTCCGCCCAAGGCTTAACCGATACCAAATTAATCGTTTCCGCAGCTCCCGGGGTCGGGTAAAGGTAAAGCGTTCCTAAAGGGTAAGTCTGCCGATAAGTAAACCGATCCGGACGCGTTACCGTTCCCTTAACGGGAAGGGCTTGATATTCGGCCTCAGACATTCGGGTAAGCGGGTAATCAGTCCCGAGCCCATCCCCGATCCATGCCCTCAGAACGTCCGTGGGCCTATCCGTTGCGATATTGCCAGAACTTAACCCCCAGGTATAGGTATTCTGCCCGGAGGTCAAAACCTTCGTTTCCACAACATCGGCGTAGACCAAGAGCCCCCGGGAAGCCCATTCTCGAAGCATTATTTGAAGGGCTTGAAGGCCATCTGCCAAAGCTTCGGCGGTAGGGGTTTCCCCCTCAACAACCAGTCCGCAAAGCCGTAATGCTGCGGTGATAATCTGTGAGGCGGTCATTTATTTGTCCTTCCTGGGCCGTCCTGCCCGTTTTCCGGGCTCAACCGGCAAGGGCGGGGCTTCCGGCTCAACCCAATCCAAAACCCAATAAAGCAGATTATTCAGGATCATTCTCATCCAGGGCAGTTTAGCCGGGGTGTCTACCCACCCCTCAGATAATGCCTTGTCCTCCGCCTCATGGCCAACGAATACCCACCCATTCGGCCCGAGCGTTTCATGCCAGAGATAAGAACGATAAACAGGGGGAGCAGGCGGTTCGATCTTCTTTGGTTGCCCCGGGTCGCTTCCTAAAAGTTGATTTGCCATCATTCACCTCTTTTAAAAATATGGTGGAGGAGGGGCATCACCCCCTCCCCCACCGAAAGGCTTTGCCGGATTAGCCGACAAGCCGACACGCTAACTGCGGGTAAATCGTTTTTACTCCGCACAGGAGATCGAGGCGGGTGTACTTGACGTCCGTCCCGATCGCCCACTGTTTGGTGAGTCTAATGGAGAGGCCAGTCTGAGGATCGGATACCCGGGCTCCCCACGTATTCTCGGGCATTTCCAGAGGAACGCAGACCAGGGCAAACGCGTGCGGGTGATAGATGAGGTTCTGCGGGTAGGAGGAGTCCTGGGTTCCCAGGAAGTTGATCGGGCAGTTATTCGCCGGAAGGACGGAAACCGTCTGATAAGCACCCAGGGCCGTTGCCTGGGTCGCGGTCCCGTCGATCAGAGCCGGGGAACATTTGATTGTCATATCCCCGCCACCCGTGGAGGTTGCGGCCTCGGTTACGACGAACTGCCGAAGAACTCCGGTGGATGCGCCAGAAACCGGGTTGACCGCAAATACCGGGGCGGTCGCGCTAGACCCGCCGAGGGTTCCGAGGGTAAACACATCGCCCGCAGTTACGGTTCCGGTAGTGGTGGTGAATCCGTCAGCGATGAGTTGAGTAGCCCCGGAAACGGTCGATCCATTCACCAGCGGGGTAGCCCCGGTGGTGAAGTGGCCGGTGGTATGAGTCAGAACGTTCTGATCGCCGTAGAGATCCGTCCCGTTCACGCGCCCGAGGAATCCGCTTTCAAGCAATTCTTTGGAAAGGCTCGGGTTATACATATACTGCCGCAGCCCATCTCCGAGAGCGTATTCAGCGGCAGGGTTCAGGATGCCGACCCGTCCCGCCCTGGGAACGCCTTCCTCGGTCAACCGCTGCCCGGCAGAGCCGAGAACCGCAAATGTCGCAGGGGTAGCGCCTGGGGTTCCGACGCAGTTATAAACGTCATTCGCCAGAGCGCACATGGCAGAATCAACCATGTTCGCCAGGGTATCGGTGGCGGGATCAATATACCGCTTGCTAAATTCGTCGATGGTTAGAGTTTCATCCTTGGTGGGCCAACTCATACCGATGTTGAACTGGTTGCTGATCGTCAGTTGAACGCTCGGCTCGGTCAGATCGTTGAGCGCGATATTGGCCGAGTTTGCCCCCCGGAACTTGTTCGGCAGACGGACGGTGATGGTCGTGCCGATCTTGTGAAACTCCTTTTCCAAAGAGGTATAGCAATGCGATGCCATACTCAACTTGTTGTTGAGCCGCATCATGGTTTCCCGAGTGATAACAGTCGGGGAAAGATAAGAATTAGCCATTGTAGTTTCCTTTCAAATCCCTATCCCCCGGTTTCCTTTTGCTTCTTCCGCAGGGCCACGAATTCCGCCTGGGTCGTGGCTTTTTCCAGGGTTTTTTCTGTGGTGACAGCGGTTCCCCTCGGAATATTCGCAGGAGGTTTGGGGGATTTAGAGACTTTGTTTTCTGTTTTTGGTTTTGAGAGTTTTTCTTCGATTTTGCCGATTTCGATTGCGATCCGGAAAGGTTTCTTTTCGTCGTTTAGGTCGTCGAGAAGGTCAGGGTGCTTCGCCAAGTAGTAGGTGATTTCTGCCTGCTTCTTGGTTTCGAGGATCGCAGAAATGACCAGCGAGTTTGAAAAGTCGGGGCCTCCATCCTTCGGTTCTTTTAGGCAGACGGCGGCAAAATCCTTAAACTTCTCTTTGCCGTCCTCCACCATAGCATCCCGCTTTTCAATGTACTCGTCATAAGCGACCTTCGCCTGCTTCTCGGTTTCCTTCTTTTGGACCTCGGCCTTTTCCTGGGACATTTCCCATTTGACTTGGGCCTTTAGAAATGCAGCCTGAGTGTCGAAATCTTCTTCCTTCGGCTCTTTTAAATCCGGGGTAGTCTTGGATTTTTCCAGTTCAACGACCCGAGCCTCAAGCGCCGCTTTCTGCCTTTCTGCATCTCGCAATCGTGCGGTGAGTTTGCCGATCCGTTTTTCAACCCCTTTGGAGTCGTGCGGTTCTGGCTTCTCTTCCGGTTTCTTCTCTGCGGGTTTCTCTCCCGGTTCCTCTTCCTCCCCGGTCTTTTCCGGTTTGGTTTCTTCGCCCAGTTTTTCTTCTGCGGTTTCCGGTTCCGCTTCCTCTGCGGGGGTTTCCTCCCCGGTTACTTCCTCGACGGTTTCAACCTCTTCCTCGGTGGCTTCCGCCGCAGCCTGATTAGCATTTACCGGAACTATTCCGACTTCGAGCACTTCCGCATCGTCAATAAAAAATTCCGGTTTTTCTGCCTTGGGCTTGTCTTTATCTTCCATCTGATCCTCCTGGCCCGGGATTGAGCGCCCGGTGCGCTTATCAAAAGCAGGGGTTGATTCCCCTGATTGTTACCCTTTCCAGCCTGATTTTCTCAGGTCTTTATACTCTTTGAATGTCATTTTCGAGGGCTTCTTTTTCTTGCCGGTCGGTTTCCATCCATGCTCCACCGCGTTCAAAAGGTTCCTTTGGGCCGTCGCCTTTTCGGGTGTGGTGGATTTTGCCTTAATCCCATGAGGAGTTGATACCCGCACCTTCCCGCCCTTTAACTTTGTCAATTTAACCGGCATTTGCCCCTCCTGCGGAGGCTTCTCCCCCACCCGCTAAGTCCTGTAAATGCTGAATAACCTGTTGTTTCGTCTTAACCTTCTTATGCTCATTATCGAGTTTTAACCCCTCGGTTCGGGTCATTTCCTGGTCAATAAGGGCTTTCTTATGGGCCAGATCGAGCTCTAGCCGGGGATCGGGAGGGGGTGCGGGAGCCCCGCCAGGGCCAGCAGGGGGACCCCCAGGGGAAGCGTTTTCTTCGGCTTGGGGGTTATCCTTATTCTTCTGCTCGAGCTCTTCCTTGCTCAATAACTGCGGGGGAACCATCTTTTGAAGTCTGCCGGCCAACTCAGGAGCCCCCGGGAAGTCCATATTTTTAACGATCAGGTCCGGGGCTATCTGGCCAATGATCGGGATAGCCTGGAGGAGTTTAAGCATAGTATCGGCGGTTTCTTGCCTCTGGGTGGCATAAGACGGCCCTGCGGTAGCGACCAAGGCATATTCCCCTTCATCCAGCCGATTCAGGGGCTTATCGGGATTGTAGGGGTCTTCTTCTTGGTTAATATCGCGGAAATCGCTTTTCCCATCTGGCATAACCACCCGGACCTTCTGCGGCAGATCATGGATAACGCGCATCATTTCAATCGCTACCCGGCCGGAATACGCGATTGATCGGCTCAAATTATCAGGGAAGGCAAACGTCGCCTCGTTCCCCTCCTGTTTTCTCTGGGCTATAGCAACCCCGGATTTTTCATTAGAAGTCATCCCCATTGAGGCCTGCTGTTGCCCAGTAGTGTCCCGAATGTCCTGATCGTGGATCCTCATGCTTTCGATGATGCCAGAAGATGCTTGAGGGGGGTCTATCCGCTTGGGGGGCCCCCCTGCCTGCGGATCGGGCTTATAAAGCAGATATGGCCAGTTCTTTTTGTTTGCATCGTTCCATTGGCCAGCGTATTCCCCGAGCTGCGTAGAGCTTAAAATATAAGGCGCTTTCGGGATCATGCTGACCGATTCGGCCTGGGCGCTTTCATCGTAATTCAATAAGCGGTTCGGGTCTTTCGCCCATCGGATCAGACCGCGAACATGAACCTCCCCGTCGATATTGATTTCCTTACCCCATGCCGGGATGATCGGAATATACTTCCCCGCGATTTCCGTTGTTTCCAGAATCCCATCCCCGGTTAATAGCCGCCTAACAACTTTCCAGGTTTCCACCTCCCGGGAGTCCACCACGACATCTTCTTTCTGTGGCTTCTCAACTACCCGGTTATCGTCCAGTAGATATATTTTGATCGTTTCAAATTCCTTGAGAAAATATTCGCATACCCGAACGGTTCCGTTCTTTCCTAACAGGGCTGGTTTCTGGTTCGGGGCCTCACCCCAATCGGTCGGCCTGGTCCCGCCGTTAAGTTCTATCACCTTCTCTTCGTCCATATCCCCAACAACGAAGATCCATCGGGCATCTTCCCGGGTGTATTCCTGGGCCAGATGGTCAAAGAATACTGTGAAAAAATTGTTGATCTTCCTGAAAACTACCGTCTGCCGGAAACTGTTCTTATTGAGATATTCAGCTGACACCCTCCATCCACCCCGGCCACAAGCCGCCTGATGCTCAAAGGCATGGTCATAGACGGTATCGGCAACGCTGATCTGCTCGGAGTGCCGAAGCATACCGCCCATGATTTCGGCGGTCTGAATAGTGGCTTTAGCGTCAGAAGGGTGGACGCTGATATTCGGGCGGTTCTTCCTCTCGGCGGCCACAACCTGATCGAGATGGGCGGCGACTTTATTGATGGTTAGGGTGGGACGGTCATAGAGTTCACGTTCATTTCTAACGTCGTCGTCCCATTGCTTCCCGTTTAAAAAGCGGAGATCATCAAGGGCAAGTTCGCGCTCCGGTAGATCGGCGGTTTTTGCCTGGTCGAAGCGTTCCTTTGCCAGCCTGAGAATGTCCGCGTCGTCGAGTTTCTTTTTCTTAGTCATTGTCCGCCTTCATCGTCTTCTCGGGTCTTAAGTATTCCGTTGGTATGGCCCCGGATTCTTCCCTTGATAAAACTCAGATCGTTAGAAATGCTCTGCATTGTTTTATGAATATCGTCCATGCAATTATCAATTTTTGCGTGGATTTCCCCCTCTTCCTTCACATGGTCCTTATCTACCGAGTGAGTGTATTTATAAGCCCCGCCCACTCCACCAGCTAGAAGCATTATTGCCACGCCCACAGGGATTGAGAACACAGGGTCCATGTTACTATCCTTTCGGTAGTTGCCAATGGGGGTAATCCTTAAAATGAATCCAGTCGCCACCCCACTCCAATTTGATGTTCAGTTTTTCCGCTTCCGTCTTAACAACCTTTGCAAATTCAATAAAGTCTCCCTTGTCCTTCTCCCATTTTTTCCAATCAATCGGACATGGGTAAACGTCAACCGCCTGCGAGGGGGTGGAATTATGCCGACTGTTGGGATACCTCTCTTTGGAATTTCCGGTTTGAAATGCCGCATCCTGTTCTGCCTGCCCCCGGCATCCGCAGGATATTGTACAATCAACCACCTGGATCACAGCGAAGAAGACCTTCTGCAAGTCTGGATGGCAGGTCAGAAGGCGTTCCCGAGAAGTGTGGGAATAGGACGGCATTTATTTCTGTGGTCCAGGGGCCGCATGATCGGCAATAATCTTTCCGAATTGCGCGACCGCAGCATTAATGACATCCTTCGGAACCCCGGATACATTTACCGGATTGGCTATGGTGTTCTGCACCGTAACAACGGCATCCCGCTGGCTGATGGTTCCAACCCCGTCAATGATCCCGTAAACTCCGGCCATAATCATCGGGACACCAACTCCCGCCCCTCCCCCAACAGTAGCGGCACAGGTTAAACCACCCATAACGATTCCACCAACCCCGGCGATCACCTTTCCGATCCCCGCCCAAAATGTTTTTGTCCCAACTAATTGTCCCCAATTCATTTGAATCTCCTTTCGGTTAAAGATTTACCTTTGGCGGTTTCTTCTTTCCATAAAGTATTTCATCTCCTCCGAGCGCCACCGCATGAGCCTTCTCGTAGGATTTTTTAATCTTAAATTTCAGCAGGGCTCGTTCTGTCAATTCGTGAACCATTGTTGCCGTGAAATCCTTCTCCGAAAGATTCTTCTCAATCCACACTTCATTTTCAGGGATGAATTTATAGGAGGGGGCGTAATGCGTCCCGCCCTTGGTAAATTCAACTGAGTGCTGCTTCCTTACTTGATCGCCGTCAACGAGGACGATCTTGATCTCGTCAATCTGTTTATTCTTCGGCTTGGCTTCCCCGTAATCCGCCAGAAGGTTTTCCTTGCTCATTTTACCCCGCCACTTTCTTTTCTATCGGCGTTGGTTTGCTCGCCTGGATCGCCGTTAGCATCGTTGCCGCTTGCTCTGCCTCGGGTGGGTCAATCGGTATATCCCCATCATTTGCTACCGAGATTAAGCGGTAACATTCGTCCCTGCTCACCAGAATCTTATGCTGTAAATCCTGTAATTGAACGATCTGATCTTGCAGATTAACCGATTGCTGAGTGAGTGCATCGGCCTTTGATTGAAGTTCGTCGATAGTCGGCATATAGGCTCCTTTCTAAGTCCAGCAGGGGACATAGACAATTACGCCGTCGGATTTTTTTAGAGGCAGCCATCCCGCATTGTTCGTT